AATCATTAATCAAAATAAAAAATTCGACCATGACCCAAACACAACGCAAACTAAAAAAAGAATCATTCCTTCATGTTGTCGAAAAACTATATAGCATCGAAGGTTTAGGTCAAGATGCTATTGATGAAATGCTATTCGCGTACTTAAATCACGCAGGACTTGTAAAAGAATGGCATGAAGCAGGAGTTAACGACGGCATCCTTGACAAGTTTTTTGAATCGCTTAATTCAATGAGTGTAAGCTATTACCACGCCGCGAAGATGTGGGAGGAATACATGGAAACAGAACCCGAAACATTAGAACAACTTCGGCATAATAATATGATTGAAGAACGCGACTTAGAACGCGAATTATTAGATGCTCAAACCGGCTTTTGCCAATAAAGATAGTTGTGTTGATTCCCTTGATAATAGCCTCACTAATTGTTTTTACCATGTCTGTTTTATATACAATATGGTGGGGCTATTTCTCTGAAGTAAAGAAATTAAAAAATCAAAATTCTAAATATAATGAAAAGTAAAATAGTAAACCCCCAACCACATACTCCCAAAATAGATTGGAGTAAGCCGCAGCTTGTAGATAGCAATGGGATGATAGTGGCAACTACCGGAAACCATAGTGAAGGCAATTTTGAAGGTATCGTGTTCGTAGATGCTAGATATGTGCCTAACCGCAAAACGTTTTATTACAGCAAAGGCTGGGAGAAATCAGCCTTTGCACCCTGCCGACTTCCTTTAACAATAACCTTCGAAAACGACTAACAAAAATCCTAAATAAAAAAATCATGAGTAAAGAATTAAAATACAAAGTAGGCGAGAGGCTTCTATTAGAAGTTGTAGTAACCGAAGTCGATGAACAATGGGATATTTTACCTTACAAAGTTATGCCTGTTAATGCTACGGATGATAGGTTTGTATGGGTGAATGAAGATGAGTTGTTTCAACAACTTGAAGCGATACCAGCACCGCAAAGCCAAACTATTGACCGTGCGCAACTAGCGGGTGAAATATTCGTAGAAATGTGGAAGGAGAATATTAAAGATGCTAGAGAGGCTCGCGATATGACTTATGAAGATGTTGCAGCACAAGCCGTAAAAGCAACCGACGCTATCATTTCCGAACTAAACAAAAATTCTAAATAATGCAAACACCAACATTAGACCAGCAACTTGACAGGCTACATCCTGAATTTAGAACGGTTGCGAATCCTTCACGTAAAGAAGTTATAGCCGTGAACATCATGGTTAACTCTGACCGCATCCATCACGAATGGATTAAAGCAGAGCCAAACTTAACCGAAATAAGTCGGTTAACTAAATATAACAAGGAACTACGCGAAGAACTTAATTTATTAAACGCTAAAGAAAATTAAACCATGATACAAATCACAGGACAAACTATAACGCTATCAGTAGGAACGATTAAAGAAGTAATGAGAAAGTTAGTATTGGCTAAACTCGATGAAAACGACGATAATCTTTTCACCTTAGAAATGACAGGACGATCTGACGCTAACTTAATTATCCCGTTCCCTAACAACCTTGATTTAATCGAGCCTAGTAGCCCATTAAACATAAAAGGCCACCCCGTTCAACATTAATCATTCACATTAAAATTCTATAAAAATGAGTACACAAGTTCAAACACAACAACAGACAGCTCGCCAATTCTTTGAAAGCGAGGCAATCCAAAAACACATGAAAGCCGTTTTAGGCGAGCGTTCAAATCAGTTTAGAACAACCGTTTTAAACATTGTAACCAATACAGCAGCATTACAGAAATGTGAGCCAGCAAGTATTTATAATTGCGCCTTAGTTGCAACTACTTTAAACCTCCCGTTAAATCAGAATTTAGGCTTTGCTTATATTATTCCTTACGGCAATCAAGCACAGTTTCAAATAGGTTATAAAGGGTTTATCCAATTAGCACAAAGAAGCGGTCAATTTAAACGAATTAACAGCGTTCCGGTATTCGATACCGATACGGATGAAGATGTGAAAAAACGTCTTACATCATTGCTACCTGTTAGCGGAACGGGTAATATCATTGGTTATTGCGCCTATTTTGAATTACTTAACGGATTCGAGCAAAATCTAACCATGAGCGTTGAAGAATTAACAAAGCATGGTAAGAAATATTCAAAATCGTTTAACCGATTATGGACTACCGACTTTGGAAGTATGGCAAGAAAAACAGTTTTGAAATTATTGTTACAACGTTACGCGCCTATGAGTATTGAAATGATTAAGGCAGAAACCGCAGACCAATCCGTTGTAAAGAAAGTAAATGAAGATGATACTATTGAAGTGGAATATATCGACAATTCACTTAAAACGCATCAAGATACAAGCGTTGAAGAAGAAAACGAGCGAATCAAACTTTTCATTGAAAATTCCACAAGCGAAAAAGAATTATTAGACGGTTTGAATAACATCGAATTGAATGAGGAGTTACAAACATTAGCTGACTTAAAAATTCAATCTTTTAAATAATGGCACAAGGAATATTTGAAGAAATAGGCGAAATATTTAACAACGCCTTTGGCCAATACCCAAGTGAAGTTTTGAAAAACGAATCTAGTAAACGCTTTGACAATTACAAATTCCGTTGCCATTCGCTTGGTAAAATCGTAACACCTTCAGGAAAATTAACCGATACATCTAAAACCTATTTGCGTCAATTATTTGTTGAAGAAATCGAAAATACACGCAAGGAAATTAATAGTAAGTACTTTGAAAAAGGTTTGTTTGATGAACAAAGTGGTATCACGCTTTTAAACAAAACGTTGTACAAAGGCAAGCTACTTGTAAAAAATAAAGAACGCAAAAGCAATGATTATATTATAGGTGAATGCGACCTAGTTGCACCGGATGAAATTGTTTATGACGTAAAAAACGCATGGGATGTTTTCACCTTCCAAAATGCACAATTAACGCATGAATATACTATTCAGTTAGTAGGTTATATGTGGTTATGGAATAAAACCAAAGCGCGTTTATTCTATTGCTTAAATAACACGCCCGAACACTTATTAATTCAGGAAGAAAAGAAACTGTTTTATTCAGGTGATTATGTAACTATGGAAGATGAAACGTATATTAATGATTGTATTGAATTGCGCAAACAACACAATTATGATAATAAACCACTAGAAGAACGGTTTAAGGTGTTTGAAGTTAATGCTGAAACATTGCCAATAGATAAAATTATTACTTGTATCAATGCAGCCCGTAAATTCTTAAATAAACTTGATGAAGAAAGAAATCGAATGATTGAATGTAACCGTGAATTGATGGGTATTCAACCTTCCTTCCTAGCCTCACCAATACCCGAAGGAATTTTAATCGAAAAAATTTAATAACCATAAAAAGAAAAAAGAAAATGAGTACAATGAAAAAACTAGCGACTGTTTTAGGTATGGCCGCAATATCAATGGACAACAGCGCAATGCAAGGAATTAATCAAGCCATGAGAGAACGCCCTAAAGATTCAAAAGGCAACCCGATATTTCCTAAAAGTCCATTAACTAAAAAGCAAAAAAGGCTACGCGTTAAAAACCGACTAGCGCGTAAATCAAGAAAGATTAACCGTAAATAACCATAACTCCTGAACCGTGCAGGTCTTCACGGATAGTTCTTTTTCAGTTTTTGTAGTGTTTTAAAAATGCAGCGTGTATCCGATTCGCGCTGCAAACTCGGGGCTTAGTATAACGGTAGTATGGCATCCGCTAGCGGCTTGTAATGTTTCCACAGATAAAAGTAACAGAGGAGATGCAGAACCTGTTCGATTCAGGTAGCCCTGACAACGCTCACAGAGGGGAGTGATTGTCCGAAAATTCGACGCGATAGCCTGCAATATATAGGCGGGTATGGATTCGGCAAGTTTAGATTAGTTCGTAACCGAATAGCCTAACAAACTAATACGAATAATTAGGATAGTAGCAAATCACTCCCAAAATAAATGTGCCACATGCACTCGGCGGGTTGTTTTTGTAGAATTTTTCAGCCCGCCTTTTTTAAACAAAAATTAAATCTTAAAAATAAAAATTATGTCAGTAAAAATTAAAGTAACTAAAAAGAAAGAGGTTACATATAAACTAGGTGATAAATTTAAAAACGGCAGAGAGATATATGTATTATCCCAAGTAGATTCAAATATGGTATGCTTGATTGGTTTTAAAGGCGGCAATAGATGGGAGAATCCTATACAGGTTAAAGATTGTAACTGTATAACGACTAAGGAATTTTCAAAAATAACCTCTAACCAAATAGAGGACTTCACCCCAATAAACATAACCATAACCGAAGATTAATCATGAGTACGCAACTAAACATTTTCGATATATCACGAGGCCGTGATAATGAAGTGAGCCAAGAAATGAAATTATTAATTCATTCCACAGGTAGCGAGGATAAAGACAAAGAGCGCGTTTATAATCTTATAGACGGGAAACGTAGCACACAAGATATTGCTGATATTATTGGCAAGCCCATTAATAAAATTTCAGGACGTTTCACACAACTAAAACTTGAAAAACGAATCAGGTTTGTTCAAAAAATAGGATGCGGGCATTCAAAGTTTTCTATTTATGAAAAGACAAATGTTTTAACTCCAAATAATTAAAAACTACCAATATGGATAAGAAACTAGAAGCGTTACGCAAGGAATACAGCGACGAAATAGAACGCAAAATTGAAGCAATTAAACTTGAAGGTAATGGTGTATTTGAATTAGCTGAATACATTGCTAAAATTACAGGAGTGCCGTTATGTGATTACCTTTTACCATGCAGAAAACATTGCTTTGTATTACCGCGTCAAATACTGTCAGCAGTACTTTATAATAGCGGCATTGGTTACAGCTTTGAATATATTGGTAACCTTATAAGAGTTGGAACGTGTGACCATACTACGGTAATACACAATGTTAAAACTATTCAAGATTTAATCGACACGAACAACACCGATGCTTATTTCTATTTCTTAGGGCTTGAATACTATAAAAATACTCATGTACCTAATCATAAAGCGCAAAAAGACTTTGAGCGTATTATGAAAGAAAAGAACCCTATCAAGTACGTGATGAACAAATTAAAGAAAATTGAATCACTTACAAATGTGCGATGTAAAATAGAAATCTATTCAGACGAATCCGGTGCAATAATTCAATCTGATAATTTACTATTTGAATTTAATGGGCTTAATGATTTGATATATGAACTTGACAAAGCAGCCCAATAAACAAACCATTGAAATTTTTATGCGCGTAACTAAACTATTCAACGTCCACGATTACTACTGCTGGCTAACAGGCGTAAAAGATTCAAAACTCCGAACAGATTACCTAAAGAAAATTTATAAAAAGAAAAAGAAAAAACTTTGATTATTCAAAATAAATATTAATTTTACAATGCAGCGTAATTATATCAGTAATGTATTTCAATTCAAAAATTATTCAAAAATACAGGTCGGGGGAACTACCGATATATTTGTTACGTTGCAGTCAAATACTCCCGGCCTTTTTTATTTCACAATTAAAAACTGCAACAAATGACAATCCAAAAAGAGTATTTATCCTTTTTAGAGGGTAAGGTAAAAACCCATATTGATAGTGGGTTTGAGGTAAATGAAAGTTTACTAAATCAAAAAGAATTTCCATTCCAAAGGTTCTGTGTTAAACGATCTTTATTAGCTGGAAGGTATGCAATATTTGCAGATTGTGGGCTTGGTAAAACATTAATGCAACTTGATTGGGTATTCAATGTAATGAACTACACAAATAAGCCTGTTTTGATACTTGCTCCATTAGCAGTTACTTCGCAAACAATAGAAGAAGGCAAAAAATTTGGTATTGATGTTATCGAATGGGTTGATGGGATGTATTCACTACATGAAATCCCAAAAGGTATTTATGTGACAAACTACGAGCAATTAGATAATGTTATAGTTGAATATTTTGCAGGGGTAGTTTTAGATGAAAGTTCTATACTTAAAAACGAAATGGGGGCAACTAGAAATCAGATTATTGATTTATTTAAAAACACTCCATACAAATTAGCTTGTACCGCTACGCCTTCCCCAAATGACCCTATGGAACTTGGCAACCATGCAGAGTTTTTAGGTATCATGAGTTATACAGAAATGCTGGCAATGTACTTTGTGCATGACGGCGGCGATACTGCTAAATGGAGATTAAAAGGCCATGCAGTTAAGCAGTTCTATCAATTTGTTAGCCAATGGGCTATAATGCTTTCAAAACCTTCAGATATTGGGTTTTCTGATGAAGGATATATACTGCCTGAATTGAATTACATAGAGCGCGAAATTTCAACAGATAAAAGGAATAACGGAAAATTATTTAATGATACTAGCGTTAGTGCAACTGATTTTAATAAGGAGTTGAAATTAACTCTTGTAAAAAGAATGGATGACGTTATTGATATAGTAAACGCATCAAATGAAAACTTTATTATTTGGGTGGCAAATGATGACGAAGGGAAATATTTGAAATCAAGAATACCGGATGCAAAAGAAGTTAAAGGTTCTGATAATAGAGAATATAAAAAGTCAACTTTATTAGGGTTTGGTAAAAATGAATTCCGTGTACTAATAACAAAATTAAAGATTGCATCATTTGGCCTAAATTATCAAAATTGTAGAAATCAGGTTTTCGCTTCGTTAGATTTTTCTTTTGAAAAATTATATCAAGGAATAAGAAGAACATACCGATTTGGCGCAACACTTCAGAATAATATTTATTTATTAACCCTAGATACTATGCAAAATGTATCTGAATCAATTAAACGTAAACAAAAACAATTTGAACAAATGCAAAAAGAAATGAAAGATGCAATGAATGCAAACCTTAACAATAACCTTTTAATTTCAGAGGCATTCGATACTAAAGATGTAAAGAATGACCACTTCCATGTAATGCGTGGTGACTGTGTTCAACGTATTACAGAAATTGAAGATGAAAGTATTGGGCTTTCTGTTTTTAGCCCACCATTTGCGGAATTATATACCTATTCAAATCACATCGAGGATATGGGTAATTCTAAAGATTATAAAGAGTTTTTAACGCAGTTTGGTTTTTTAGTTAATGAATTATATCGTGTAATGATGCAAGGTAGAAATGTTGCTGTTCATTGTATGGATTTGCCAATTCAGAAAGGCAAGGAAGGAGTAATTGGATTGCGTGATTTTTCAGGAATGATTTTAAAGGCTTTTAGTGATGCAGGTTTTATTTATCATTCGCGTATAACTATTTGGAAAGATCCGGTAGTTGAAATGCAAAGAACAAAGGCACTTGGGTTATTGCATAAGCAAGTAAAAAAAGATAGCACTATGAGCCGTGTTGGGATTCCTGACTATGTTATGATTTTTAGAAAGGACGGCGAAAGGGCAAACCCCGTTACAAATACTGATATTTCAGTTGATTTGTGGCAAAAAATAGCTTCCCCTGTATGGAATGATATTAATTACTCAAAAACATTGCAAGGTTTTAGAAACGCTAGAAATGAAAATGACGAAAAACACATTTGCCCTTTACAGTTAGAAACTATCGAGCGGTTAATACTTCTTTACTCGAATAAAGGTGATGCAGTTTTAACTCCATTCATGGGTATTGGTAGTGAAGTTTATCAATCGGTAATAATGGGGCGTTATGGAGTTGGCATTGAATTAAAAGAAAGTTATTACAGCCACGCAGTAAAAAATTGCCGTTCTGCAGTGGATATAATTACTACAAAAAAGGAATTGTTTTAAATAATCCTTTGCTAATCCAAATTAATTAGCTACTTTTACAACGCACGAATAAAATAAAACTATATGTTTCAATTAAAATTTTTGGTAGGGTTTATTCAAGTTTGGGAGTTTTATAGTCTTCCATGTGCGGCTTGCGTATTCCCTACCAATTATTTTTATAATGGCTAAGATTGGATTAGAATATTTTCGTCTTGATACAAACCGTTATCATGATATTAGGATTAAAAGATTAAAGAAAGAACACGGTTGCGAAGGGTTGGCCGTTTACGATTATATACTTACTGAAATTTACAGGGTGAAGGGGTGTTATATGGAGTGGGATGAAAATGTGTTATTTGATATTTCTGACTTTTTCGACATAGAAGAAAGTACAATTAATTCAATTATTTTATCCTGCTGTAAGATTGGTTTGTTTAATGAATCGTTATTAAAATCCGGCTATTTGAGTTCCGAATCTATCCAAAGAAGGTACGTTGAAATGTGTACGGCAGCAAAAAGGAAGGACGCAAAAGTTCCGGAGTTCCTCCGAATCACTCCGAATGTTTCCGGAAGCATTCCGGAAGAAACGGCAAAACTTCCGGAAGAATTGCCAAAAGTTCCGGAAGAAAGTGGATTTATTCCGGAAGAAATCAACAAAGTAAAGTATAGTATAGTAAACAATAGTATTATTAATAATAATAATACGCCTGAAATAATTTTCGACTACGAAACCGGAATAAAACCAGTAGACGATTTCCACGCAGCACAAATAAAAACCATACGCCAACACTACGACGAGTTTATGACAAAAGATTCCACACAAAAGGAATTAATGGCAATGGATAAAAAACTAAGCACTAGACAAATCGAGGTGGGTTGTATGGGATTTGTTCAATCGCTAATTACCAAAGGGCATACGATGGAAGACATCTACCCGAAATTTAAAGAACATTTTAGGAATTGGTTTAACAAATACGGGGCTAATAACCTCAAAGAAGTACCAAAAGAAAGAATCGAGGCAGAATTTAGAAAGTTTAAAAAGTACGAATATGCGCAATGAATTAACGATTGATATACCAAGCGAATCAATCCACCATTGGAAGGATTTAGAGGAGGATATTCTTGGGATCGCTTTAATCGAGCCGTTAACTGCCGTTAAAGTGGCGAATTATTGTCATACCGATTGGTTCTATTACGATTTTAATAAAATGATTTTCAATGTTTTAACCGAATTAGTGGGTAATTATCAAGGAGTTGACTGTGATACGGTGCTTTACAAAGTATGGACAAAACTAGGTTCTAGGCTATACTACGGCGAATCAACTTCAAGTATGGTTTACGGCATGACGCTTCGAGTAGTTTCCGGCGCACACATCGAGGAGTGGATGAACATTCTTCACAATATGTACAAAGAACGCAATATAAACCAAATTAAGGGAATTTTAGATAGTGGGTTGAGTGGAAGTATTAGACACGAGAAAATAAGCCAAATTTTGGCAGCTAATGAAGTCGTAAAAAGAAATACTACTTGGATGAAGATTGGAGATGTGATAGACAACTATTTAAAATTCTATTCTGAAAACATGGGTAAGAACTTGTTGGGTATTTCTTCTGGCTTTAAAAATATAGATTGGTACTTAAACGGGTTTAAAAAAGGCGAATTTACGGTTATTGGTGCGCGTCCTTCGGTTGGTAAGTCGGCATTTGCTCAACAAATAGCGGTCAATGTGGCAAAGCAAGGTTTTAGAGTTGGGATTGTAACCCTAGAAATGACTAACGAAAATTTTGTTTCACGGATGTTTTCATACAGTACCGGAATTGATTACACCGATTTGAATAAAATGCACGTTCCAATGGATGCTTTGGAGCGCGAAATGAGAACGCTTAGAGGGTTGAACATCATTTTTAGCGAAGAAACCAAAAGTACTATAGAATCAATTCGCGCATCAGTTGTAAAACTTGGTATTGACAAACTCGATTTGCTAATTATTGACTATTTGCAATTAATGGGAAGTGAGGCGCGTGTTAGTAACCGTGTTGAAGAAATAAACAAGATCACAACAGGGTTAAAGCAAATGAGTAAGGAAAATTTAATTCCGGTGGTTGCCTTAGCTCAGTTAAATAGAGATTCTACAAAAGCAGGGGCCAAACCGGATTTGACAAGCCTAAGAGGTTCTGGGGATATTGAACAGGATGCTGACAATGTGTTATTTATACATGGTGAAATTGAAACAAGTGAAAGATTAATAATAATCGCTAAGAACCGGAACGGCAAAGTAGGTGAAATCCCTATGAATTACAACGGTAGTAAGATGGCCTTTACCGAAACTGAATACACAAGCCTTAAACCTATCGAACACAACCCATTTTAAAACCAATTAACGATTTACCTTTTTAAAAATAAAAACAATGATTAACAAATCGACATTCCAATACAGCAACTTCACCATTGTAAGAGACGGAACTACGTACTATATACAAGGC